CTGGCGATGACATCCACGAATTGATAATCGGTGTAGCCGCGCCCGGTGACGGCAACCGAGACGGTGTTGAGTCCGCTGCTGATCGCGGTGCTACTCAGGGTGGATCCATTAAAGATCAGATTGAGCGTGCCCGATGACACATTGCTGCGCAGGGTGAACACCGCGAAGGTATAGCCGGTACGAAATTGAAAACTCATGCGGTTCAAGATCAGTGGGTTTTGGCCGTTGTCGTTCAGAATGCGCGTCTGATCGAGGTAGGCGGTTGCGCCACGATAACTGAGCATATCCAACAGCAGCGCATTGCCGCGCAACTCTTCCAAATCCGGTGCGGCGTCGGGATTGCCCGTGAGCAGGATATTGGGCGTGCTGTACGTTGAAACGGCCATCATTTCACCACGATAATTGCCGGGTGTCACCCGAGCTGTAGGACGTGTCAATCATGAAGAGATCCGCCGTTGTCAGTAGCCCGGTTATCTCAATCAGCGTCACACTCATCGTTTCGCCGTTATGGACATCAATCGCCGTGATGCGATGGCTGCCGCTGATGGTGAGGCTGGTGCAACTCAGGGTGACAATTTCGCCCAGTGTGCGGTCGGGATCGTACATACAGGTCACAGCCCGCTCGGGGCGCTGCGTGCCGTACACATCCACGTACAAGCGACACAGGCGCTCTGCGTGTACCCGATTCTGAATGTAGATGCTCCCGTTGCCGATTTCGCGCGCCGGGGTGCCGCTGCCATAGCTGGCTTGCCCATCTTCCGTCACGGCAATCGGGCGGCCTCGGATCGTGAGGTTACTCAGCACAATCGGCTGGGTCAGGGTGTTGGAGGCTTGGATCGTCACCCGACTAGCACTCCGACTCGTAAACGATACCAACACATCGGGGTAGACGACCGCGATCCCGAACAGATCCACCGCCGTAAAGCTGCTATTCGGCAAGCCCGATCCGCCGCTGGCACTTACAGCGTAATCGTAGACCGGGCGCTGCATATCGAGCACGAGTGAGATATTGCCACTGCCCAGGATCAGGCGCGGCGTGGTGTCTGCGTAGATCTCCTGTTCCGGCTGCAAGCGCCGGGCCTGATAGGTGCAGCGCGCCAAGGCGGTCTTTTGCAGGACGCTGGCTTTTTGTGCGAGGCTGCTGTACACGCTCTCATCGAAGGTGTAGCCGCTGCTGGTGCCAACAAGCGGGTTCTTGTACACCATCGTCCCGTTCGTATCTTGGTACATCTGCCCACCCACGGCCCGACACAGCGTATCAATTTCCTGCCACGCATTCTCACCGCCGATCCACGCCCATTCGGGCGTAATGATCGCATTATCGAGGCTGTAGTAAAAGGTTGCCGTGGGGTAGGTGGCGCTCTGTTCGTAGGGCCGCCCGCCCGACTGCCAACAGATGTAGTTGATTAGCCCACCCGCGTAACTGCCGCTCGTCGGATCCTCGATGCTGCTTGCGGTGGTCTTGGTGGCCGGTGGGCGACGGTAGAGCAGGTCAGAGTAGCACTCGGTTTCACTGATCAGCAGATCGAAGCCCGCGCAGCCCCAGGTGATGGTCAGATCGTCGGTTCCGCGTGAATCGTCGGTGACAATCCCCATCCAGCGCGTCAGCATGTCGCTCGTTGAAAACCCGTACTGGATGCGGATCTTTAGTCGCTCCCAACTGATCGCCTGATTGGTGCTGCTGGCATCGATTTTGACGGTTCCGCGTGGGGAGGCATTGGCCCCAAAGTCGAACCCGCTCGGCCCGCCACCCACATTGACCAGGCCCTGCAGATCGCCCACATCAGCGTCGGCAATATCGACCCACGCACTCCCATTCCAGTATTGCAACTGGTAGGTTGGCAGGGTGATGGTTGCTTCGATTTGTCCGCGAGTCGGGACGGCCATTTATGCCTCCCAGAGAGTCAATGTGGCGTCGTATTCCACGCTGTTGTCGGGCAAGATCGCCGCAACATTACTCTTGAGTGCGGTTTCGCCACTCGGACAAAACACTGTCATGCTCGTGCTGTTCTCATCCACGAACGTAAAGGTGGTGGTGAGCGCAGCAATCACGCGCAGTTGATTGAGGATCGTCAAACTGACCTGCTTCCACTCCATGGTGATGTTGCGCTTACTGGCACGGTAGGCCGTGCGGCGCGTCCCGTCGAGCGCCTGAAACGACACGCCCACCCGTTGCACCTCGATGGCGATATCGGATGGGTAGAAGGTGGTTCCGTTGAGTGTGGGGGCGCTGGCCATCGGCTACCTCTTTCGGCACGGAATGACGATGGTATGATCCCACTGTTGCCCATCACTGAGTACTGTGCGGATCGTCACCTCGTAATCAACATCCTGCGTTCCGCCGCTGACGCTGACGGTCACATAGGTTCCGCTGACACTCGCTGCGCTCAGCGTTAACCCCGCTGGCTCACTCGTGCCAACGATGGATGCGCTGCTGATGGTTGCCGCTGTGGGTCGTGTGGGCAACTTGTCAACCAAGTTCAGCGCATAGGTTTTGATGTCGTCTGGATCTTTTGGCTCAAGCACGGCTGAGCGGCTTTCGAGTGTCGCCATTACTCCTCCTCTGGCCGATAGATGGTCGGTTCGGCGGACGGCGCGCGGATGGTCGGTTCGGTGCTTGCCCGAGTAACGGTAGGAGCGGCAAACGGGCGATACGTGGCTCGCGCCTTTGGGCGCAGTAGCGCCTGGGCACTGCTTTTGATGGACGCCAGCAGCCCGCTTCCGCCGAGTACTCCGCCAATAGCCTTTCCGATACGCTTGATAAGGCTCCCGGCGCTTTCCAGTGTGCCAGCAAGTATTTTCTGCGCCTGTTTAGTTAGATCGCCACTGCCGGAAAGCACACCCGCAACACTCCGCTGCGCCTGCTTAATCAGACTGCCGGAACCCGTCAGCGTGCCGCCGAGGGTCTTGTTCGTTTGCCTCAGCAGCGCACCCGATCCGGTGAGTGTTCCGCCAACTGACTTCAGGAAGGTACGAATTGACACCAGCGCGCCAGAACCCGTCAACGTCCCTGAGAGCGACTTCCTAGCTTGCTTAATCAGACTTCCCGAACCTGACAGCGTACCAGCGGCGATCTTTCCGATCTGCTTGACCAGACTGCCACTTCCAGTGAGCGTTCCGGCGAGTGGTTTGTTTGTTTGCTTTAGGAGTGTGCCCGATCCACTCAGCGTTCCGTCGATGGCCTTGAGGATAGTGCGAATGGCGGCTAATGCACCCGATCCGGTGAGTGCACCCGCGAGAAGCTTGTTCGCCTGTTTCACGAGCGCGCCAGACCCGGTCAGCGTGCCCGTAAGTGCCTTGTTGGCTTGTCTACTCAGACTCCCCAATCCGGTCAGTGTACCCGCAACGACTTTCGCGATCTGCCGTACCAGTGCGCCCGATCCGGTCAACGTGCTCGCGACGATCTTTCGCGCCTGTTTTGTTAACGCGCCCGATCCGGTCAGCGTTCCGGCTGCGGCTTGGCTGTAGGCCGCGCCGGGCCTCTTACCAATCACCCGGCGAGACATCGGCGCAGTCAGTGGCGGCCCAGCCTCGTCAGTCAGTGTGCCGTTATTGGTCAGATGTCGCCCGTAGCCCGAGGCGTCAAACGCACGGGCTGGGCCGGGAACGATGGGGAAATAGCTATTCAGCGCCCGATCTTTTGGCGGCATCGAACTCAGATAGCGCGCCTTGATCTCGCCAGCGCTCAGTGCCCGATCGTAGATCTCCACGCTCGCGGCGTTGCCGTTCATCCACTCACCATCAGACGTGTTGCCGATGAATAGCTTCTGATTCAGGATGGATCCCGCGTCGCCCGTGATGTCGAGTTTGCCATTCAGATAGGTCAGGAACGAACCCGCGCTCGTGCCGTTAATCGTCGCGGCGATGTGGTACCAGCGGCCAACCGTAAGCGTTGTGCCGCTAAATGCACCGCCGCCGTTACTCCATGACTCCAGCGCCATACTCGGCAGCGCCAAGATTTCGTGGTAATCGCCGGTTGTCAGACCAATACTAAAGAACGCCTGATTGCTGGCACTTGAGGCCGTCACCTTGAACCAGCCCAGAATCGTCAACAGATTCGTGGGCGGCAGGTTCGTGGTTCGACTCAGGGAGTCGCCACTAGCATCGAAGCGAACGCTGGATCGGCGCATGAGTTATTGCACCTGCGTAATAATCGGCGTGATGGTCACGATGTGGTCAGTGGCCGTGGCACTCGCCGCCGCACCCGTCGCGTTCCACCACAGCACGCTCAGATAGCGTGCGCCGGTTTCGATCTCAAAACTGGCCACCTGTTGAGTCGTGACGTTATCCATACTCAGCACGCCACAGAACAGGCACTGCGCCCGGATGTCCACATCCGACACGGCTGCATCAGACGCCCCGAGGTTGCCGTCGCGAGTGGTGTTGTCATCAGAGCGTGCGAGGTAGACCTCCAGCGATGCGCCCGCCGTTGGCGTGGCTGCGCCTTTGTACTGCACCTGCACCCGGTAGCGCCCAGCACGCGGCGTGCCCATGTCGATACTGCCACTAACCCGCCCGGCTCCGTTGGCCACCGATGTGAACGTAAACACGGCATCGCCAGTGCTGCTCTTGGCGGTCTTGGCGGTGCCGTAATACTGGAGAATGTCATTGGCCATTTAGAATACTCCGATGGCTTTCCCGAACAGAATAACGATGCCAGTGAGAAGAGCGCCAATCGCCAGAATCAGGACGACCACGAACCCGCCGATCCTGGCCTGTCCGGGTTGGCGCATGTCGCCACCAAACTCATTCAGGTCGTTCGGATCGCTCATTTATCCGCCTGCGGTGTGCGTATTCGTATACGTAAATTGGATGGAATCGCCTGAACCAACGTTAATCGCTGAGAACACGGTGCGATCCCACAGCGTCCCGCCACCGGTTGCAGCCTGCGAGAACAGCCCATGTTCCGTAATGGCGGCCGTCGCATCAAACGTCGCGGTGCCGACGCTGGCCCAACTGGTGCTGCTTGGCGTGGATCGTGTGCCCGTTGCGCGGGTACTGTCGGGGTTCAGTGCCGTGGTTGATTCGGTCACGAGCGCGGTATCGCCAGTGGCCTCGGCAGTTGCGCCCGTTCCGCAGCCATGGAAATTCAGTGTGGTGAAGTCTTGGGCGTTGTTGTTCCAATCGTCCCTGAGAAAGGTGACGCCCGCCGTGGTGATCACGCGATACCCAACCACCCCGTAATCGATCCATTCACCATCGGCCTTCTTCACCCGAATGGCAAGCTGTCCACACGACACGAGCAATCCCCACCACGCAGCGAACCGCATGATCAGGTGAAAGGCAATCACGCCTTTGAGGTAATTCCAGCGGCAAGCATTCTTCAGCCGCCATGTGCGCGAGGCCCGCCGTGCGCCGATCTTGCGCGCCCCGAGTTCGCCGCTTGACCCTAACAGACCATGCATAGAATTCTCCCTATCCGGCGAATGCCGAACTTCCCTTCAGCGAGCCAATCGCCCGCTCTACATTCGATACCCGGCTGGCCACGTCGGCCACGCCACTTACCACGGCATTCAAGGCTCCCAGCAGTTGCCCGGTTTGCTGATCGACAGCGGCCGGTGTCGCCAAATCAATCACTGGCTGCGCGCCGCCGCTTGGTTGCGGGCCGGTACTCGGAACCGCAGGCGACGGTGTGCCAGCGGGAATGGCGGTACTGCCCACCGTACCCAATGGGCCTGGCGCGGCCAACCCTGGCAGGTTTCCCCCGGTTTTCTGCTGGAATGTGGCTACCATCTTATCGAGATGGACACCATAGGCGGTCTCTTCTGCGGCCCATTGCGTCGCTTGTTCGTTGCTAATGGCCGATCCTGCCGCAATCACCTGATCAATGCGGCTCTGATCGGCGGTCTTTTGGAGTTCAAGTATTCCGGTTAAGAACTCGGCTTTGCCTTTGTCCTTGTTCTTGTTGGCCTCATTGATTTTGTCCTGGATGCTCTGCTGGCCTTCAATCGCCTTGGTCGCTGCGTCCATATAGGCTTGCGCGGCGTCGGGGCCGGTTGTTTTCGCGATCTCCTGGGCTTTCGCGCTGGCCTGTTCAAACTTGGCGCTCAAGGCCCGCTGCGTGCCCGCATCCTCCACATCGGCCAGGCGCGCATAGAACCCGGCGCGGCCATCGAGGCTGCTTTGCTGGAATGCCTGGCTGGCAGCGGCGCGCTTCTTTTCAGCATCGAGCACGATACTATCAAGCTTGCGCTGATGATCCTGTTCTTGCTGCTCGCTCTTGAACTGGAAGTCCTTTTCCTGCTTGGCAGCTTTGGCAGCTCCCCCGCCACCCCCACCACCTTTGGGCGCGGTAAGCTGAGCCAGTTGGGTCTTGATCTGGAAGCGCTCGCTGTCGGTGGTCGCCTTCGCCAAGTCAGCGCGCAAATTACGGATCTTGACCGCACTTCCGCCGATTTCTTCACCGTAGGCGCGCTGAGCGGCAGCACTCGCCTTGGCCTCATCGGCGATCCCCTTCTGGGTTGCCTCGATGGTTTTGAGAATGTCGTTATCACTCGATCCTCTCCGGCCAGGGGCATTAAAGCCAACGCTGCCGGAATTGTCGCGGGTCTGGGCTTTTTGACCTGCTAAACGCGCCTGAGCGCTAATCAGAACATCGGCTTGCGCGGCAGTGATGCCGTACTGATTAGCCAGTACCGCAGCGGCATTGGCTGCGGTGATAAGGCCATTGGCCACCGCGCCGCCAAATTGCGCGATCTGTGTCTGGGCTTGCGCTAAGCCAGTCGTCGCACTCGTTGTGGTGGTCGTTTGGGTCAGGAGCTGCCCAATCGCTTGGTTCTGCGCAGATACCGCCGCGGTTGCTGTGCCGGTGGCTTGCGCCTGGGCCGCGAGTGCTGCGCCGTTGGCCTGGGTGATAATCACACCCTGTGCAGCGACGGACGCCTGCTGGGCTTGCGCTTGTTCGAGTTGTCCCACGGCAGTGGCGGCATTCCCATACTGTATCGTGCCATCAGCCAGCCCGGTCGCAATTGCGCTCGCGGTTGCTCCGACTGGCCCGCCGACGGCAATCAGCGCAGTCAGGCGTGCCCCTAAAGCATCGGCGGCGGCTGACGAGGCTTGCCCAGATGCGACTAATTCGCCTTCGGCCCGCGATACCTCTCCTAATGCCCCCGCCAGCGGTGTCACAATCGCAATCACGCGATCCATGCTCATGCCGGTTGCGAGTAACGATTGAGCAAGTGCCTGTTGTTGGTCGGAAAATTGGCTATTGACTCCGCCAACGAGCGATGCGTTAAAGGCATCTGACGCCGCTTTGCCTTGCAACATGCCGCCAATGAGGTTGGCGAGTGGATCGTTAGGAAGCGCCTGTAGGCTTGCGCCCATCGTCGCCAGATCACCACTCAGCAAGCGTGCCCCGCCCCGCGTGGCCTCGATCTGTAATTGCAGCAGCGCCATGCCCGGCCCTTGGGCGAATTCGGCCTGGCTGAGTTTCAGTTGTTCTTGCGCTTGGGCCAGTTCGCGCAACCGGCCTGCTGCGCCACTCGTTTGGGCTGCGAGGGCGTCCATGCCCACGCCCGCCGTATCGAGATACTTGGCCACCACTTGCACCGCATCGGCCCCGCCCTGGATCTCGGCCTTCATCTTGTTGGCATCTTTGGCCGCGATATTGAACAGTTCCTTGATCGAGGTGGTATCGCCCGATTGCAACTCGCGAATAGCGCGGGCCGCTTCGCTGATCGGCTTATCCGGAGCCAGCACGGTGAGGCGTTGGAAGGTCGTGAGCAGGTCGGTGGTGCTGCTGCTACTAGCGCGCATCACGCCCACGCCGCTCTGCACTGCCGAAGTCACTTCCTCCTGGGTGAGCTTGTACGTATCAGCAAACGCCGCCGCCTCTTTCCACACCTGGCCACTATCGCGCACGCCCACAAGCTGGGCATTGATGCTGGTCGTGGTCGCATCAAGCCCGGCCTTAAACGTAAAGGCATCGGCAAACGATTGGGCCACCTGGGTGGCGATCTGGATTCCGGCTCCCAGCGAAATCATGCCACCCGCCACGCTCGCCGCCTGATCTTTGAGTCCGGCCAGCGATTGGCTGAAGCGGTCGGTTCCGGCAGCTTGTGCTTCGAGGCGGGCGAGTTGGGTTTGCGCGGCAACGATCTGCTTTTCACTGGCGTTGCTGCTCTGGTCGATAGCGGTCTTGAGGCGGCTGGCGGCGTTGGCGGCATTGCCCTGCGCCACATCGAGCCGTGCATAACTTGACGCAAGGGCGAGGGCCTGGCTGGCGGCTTTTTGCTGCGTCTGAGCGAGTTGCTCGGTTTCCTGTTCGGAGGCCCGGGTCTGCGCGTCGGCCTGTTTCAGTTCACGCTCAATGGCCGCGATCAGCGAGCGCAAGCCCACCTCCCGGCCCTTGAACACCACGCTCAGTTCAGCGGCGTCAGTCACGCGCTACCTTCTTCTGGCGCTCGTAGAGCACATAGGCCAAGCGGTCGAGATCGTCATCACTCTGGCGCAGCGCCTTGAGTTCTTTCATATTCTTCGGTTCTTTGGCGGCCACATCGCGGGCGATCTGCTGCGCCATCTCAAACTGCACGGTGGCGATCTCATCAATGAGCGCATCGGGGTCGCAATCAAGGACTTGGCGAATCTCTGCCGCTAATCGGTTCTGCTTGCGGGCCAGGGCGACTATCCAGCTCGCTTGCGCGTGCCGTTCGGCCTGTGCGAGCTTTTGGCGTTGGCTTTTCAGGGATTGGAGTGCCCGCCAATAGCTCCAACTGCGCCTTGAGGGCGTGCGCCGGGAGCCGCTCAATTCGTTCGATGGCATCAACGATCTCATCCAGTACAAACGGGTTCATGGCCCACAGGATCGGAAGTTGCGCTTCGGTTAAGCGCGGCTCGGCGAGACCATAGAAGGCTGCGTACACCGCGTAGGTATCCTCATCGAAGGTTGCGCCATCGTTGAGGGCAAGGGCGGCCTTGATCGCCTGTCGGTTGCAGCGCGCCCGATCTTCGTGGGTTCGGGCGCGGATCAGCAACTCCATCGGCTGGCCATCTGGCCAGGTCAACCCGGCAATCGTCAGCGGCAACTGACCGAGTTGATCGGCATTGGCCAGATCCTGAGCGCTCGGGCGCTTAGGTTGGGGTGAGCGTGTAGCCATCGCCATCCTCGAACGAGAACGTGCCGCTATAGCCGTTCTCTGCGTCGCCGTCTAAGTCTACGCCGGAGATGATCGCGTTCGCGGCGACATAGGTGTAGCCCGCCGTTGCGCTGCCGGTCGCGCCGCCACCGCGTAAACTGAGGCGGATGTTCGTGGCCGCTTCGTGTAAGGCAATCACCTTGGTGTGTCCGGCGTCGGCTCCCTGGGGAACGTCGAATTCCAGCGAACCGCTACTGGTCTTAGCCTTGCGGGTTTTGCGTAAGGTCGCATCGCCGACATACGGGCCTTTGGTGTTGATGTCGGTTTTGCAGGCCACCTTCCACTTTTTGACATAGCCAATGGTGGTCAGTGCCGAGGTTGGGCCAGCCTGGATCAGGCCGTCTGTTCCTTCAATGAGGAGTGCCATGCCGATTCCTCCATAGTGTAGATGCGCGTCAGTTGATCTCGCCAGTACGCCGCATGCAGATCAGTGCAAATATAGTCACGCAGAGCGCAGGCGTCGCCGTAGCGGCGCGCCTCGTTGCGAAGATAGAGGTCAATGGCGCGTGCCCACGCCCATGGATCGCCCTCGTCGATAACAATCCCGCGTTCGGTTGCGAGTATCTCGCCATACTGCACCCGACTACCAATCACGGCAGCGCCGGATGCGAGGTTGTATTCCGCTGGCTTGGCATTGCCCTTGCAGCGGTTGAACAGCGTGTCCTGGAGGGGACACAGGGCGATGGTTGCGCCAGACAACAGATCGGCGTATTCGGCCAGATCGTGTGTCCACTCGCGGCCTTCCGTGCGCAGTGCCATCAGGGTCGGGTGGGGGCAGCCCAGCACACGCAACCCTACATCGGGGCGCTGCTGGCGTAGGGCAATCAGCGCCGGAACCACCAGATCCCAATCGTGGCGATGGCTCGGGCTGCCCGCAATCACGATGATTGGCGGTTGGCCGAGGCGCACGGCTGGCGCCTGCCAATCGTTAGGCCACAGCAGGTTGGGAACCATGGCGACGGGTGCATCGGTATGTTCGCCATAGTGCGCCTGGGCATCGCGATTCGGCACAATCACGCCATCGCAGTGCGCCAACACAAACCGCACGCCAGCAACCGCAGCAGCCGTGGCGCGCACGCTTTTCACCGCGTGCGGTTCGAGCCAGGTATCATCATAGTCCACCAGAATACGCCGAATGCCCCATTGCTGGCGCAGCGAACGGAACATGGCCTGCATCGCTGCAACCGGGCCAGCCATCCGGTTCACAATCACGGTTTCCGCGCAATGCAACTGCTCGGGCGTGACGCTTTCGTAGGTCGCCCACGTCGCCCCAGTCACGGCCCGCAACGGCGTGATGGTGCGGTAGTAGTAGTTGGCGTCGGCCTTGATCGAGAGACCAAGGATCGGGCCGGGCGGTGGCGTGGGCGGGAGTACTCTCATCGTGGTGGTTGCTTCCGATGCTTGGCAGCGCGACGGGTATGGCGGTTGGGCTGCGGCGATTGCGAGCGGGCGAGCTTGGCCATCGTGGTACACCACGCCATGGCCGCCATGTGCGCCTCCTCGTGTGCTCGTGCAAGATCCTTTTCGGCCTGGTGCGCGTCGGCAATCGCCTGATCAAGTTTCATGTGGTCACTCCAATACGCACGCGGTAGGCGATCCCGGCCACGGCGGCGACGGCTCCGGTGAGGCCGGGAATGGGCTTGCTGCTGTGCAGGCCAATGGCCCAGGCGGTTTCGTTGGCGTCGGTTGCGGCTGCCGATGCGGGCAACCCTGCTGCAATCAGCAGCAGCAGCGCCTCGGCTTCCTCAAGGGTCAGCGCATACACCCGGATGGCGATCTCGCCTTCCCATCCGGTCGGTTGCCCGATGTAGCGAATGGCCTTGCCCGCGCTTGTGGGTTGCATAATCACGCGAGGCATATCCTTGGGGGCGCCGCCCAACCCCCAGAACACACGACCATCAGGAACAATGGGGGTAAGCACCTCCAGCAGATAGGCTCTCGCTAAGGCGATGGCAACGGGGAGTACTGGCTCAGTGGCAACGGTCATGAGCGCACCTTCCGGGCCAGTGCTTCGAGTTCCTCGCGGGCAATCGCGGAAATATCCACCTCACGCACGGCAATACCGAGATAGGGCTGGTCGGACTCGACATAGCGCTGATAATCAACAAACTTGTTCGGCCCGGCGCGATTGCCGTACGCCACCCGGTATTCTGCGCTGCCGTTCAGGCCCTCGGGTTCGCGCCGTCCGCTGGATTTGAGATCGCCTTCATCGACCGGAACGATCTGATCGGCGATTTCGAGCACGTAGCCTGCCGCACGAAACATGGTGCGGTCAAGCACGCCAGTCAACCCCTCCCGAAACGCGGTCAGTCCGCCCGTTTTGAGTGCCATGATTACCGCCTTGCCGTGCAATAGGTGTCGCCCGCAATCGGGTCGTATTGGACATTGATCGACCACCAGCCGCTGCGCATCAACACCTCGTCGAGCCACAGCGGATCGATGTTGCCATACTGCTCGCCCGGCTGGAGGGCGCCGCCGTCGCTGCCATGCGGTGTGCGCCCCGGCCCGGCACATGTCAGGATCAGGTAGCCGCCTGGCTTGAGCAGGGTTGCGATGGCGGCCAGATGCCCAATCGGATCGGGGTCGTGTTCAAGCGCCTCGCAACTGACAACGAGATCGGCGATGGCGGCATGGGTTTGAGCAAACTCCTGTACGCTGATTGCCTGATCGACTCCTGGCCCATTGCGCCGATCAATGCCGAGATAGCGCGCCGCCCGTGCAAACAGCGGGCGAATACTGCCGTTCACATCGTAGCTTCCGACTTCGAGCACATGTGCGCCCGACAGATCGATGTCGGTTTGTGTCGTTTGCACATAGCGGTAGGCAGCATCATGCATCGGGGTAGGTCTCCTGAAAATGCAGGTTCACCCGGCCATGCACCAATGGCGGTGCGACAATGCCATAGGTGCGCTCAATCAGCGCTCGCTTGTCGCGTACGGCAGTTATCAGCGCTTGGCGGATCTGATTGTCGCTGCGGCTTTCGCCTGAACTGGTGACATCGACTCCGACGTAGCGCGTCGCGGCGCTCTCCAGGGCGCGCAGTTCGGTATAGTCCAGCAGGCGGTCGGTGTTACTCGCGGCGATCTGCGCCACTTCTGCGCTACTCGGGTTGGTGGGATCGGCCGGCGTCACGCCAAGTTGGCGCAGCGCCCAGTCAATCGGATCGCTGAGGTCGTCACTGGTGGCCAGCGGCGTCAGCGTAAAGCCTGCCTGCGCCACCAGTGACCCACAGCGGCGAACGATAATGGTTTCGAGTTGCGGGCGGTTCACTTGCTCGCGCTCGCCTTCGTGGCCAGCAGTTCAGCCAACCGCGTGATGTCGGCACGCAGTTCGGCCAGTTCGGCCAGGATCTGCTGCTGCGTTTGGATCAACTCGGCCAGCGACTCGGCCTGGCGCTCGCGAGCTTCGGTTTCGCGAATAGCAATGGATGCGGCAGAGGCCATGTCACGCTCCTGGAGAGATGGGCGGAAGATAATGCCGCCCATCCGCAATCACTAATAGCCGGTTGGCGTCGTGTAGGTGGTCGATGCCGTCAGTTGCAGCGCCACGCCATTCAGACGGTTGCCCACGCCAAACCCGAACCGATCTTCCCAGATCGCCCGCCGCCATGGCGCTTCGGGCGAGTCGCTGATCAGCGCCAATCCGCGCGGTAGCCCAGTGTCTGCTGGGTCAACGCGCTCCATGAGCGGAGCCGGGGCGTCGAGGTGAACGAACAGCATATAGGTTGCCGGGATCCAGCGCCACTCCTGCACAATCACGCCCCGATTGTGCACGCCCAAGGTGCGGCCCGGGAGATTGGCGGGAATATTGGCGGGGATCGGCGTGTTTGCGCCGGATGCGGTGTAGACGCCGGGCAGATCGGTGAACTCGGTCAGTGCCGTGGTTTTGGCTGTTTCGGCATTGTTGATAAATGCCACCACCATACCGCCGCCGCTCGGTGCGCCGAAGTGCTCTTCCAGATGGTTCATGCCGGTCACATACGGATCGTTGGTATCTGAGATACTGGCGGTTGCGTAGTTTGTGCCGGCGTAGTGGCTGTGGCTGGTGGTCTCGCTCTCGGAGCCAAGCACCGGTGGATAGATCGTGCCGTCGGCGTTCGCCAACCGGTTAACGGTCAGTGCGCCGTGGGTTTCGTCCTGGAATGTCAGGTTGGTCTTGTTCAGCAGCGCCGAGAGAATAGCGAAGCGCCGGGCGTTGGTGTCGCGCTGCTGCACCGTCAGGATATGGTTTTCGAGTTCCCTGGCGGTCATATACGCCATCGACACGCGGTCGCCCGCGATCTCGTCGCCATAGCCTTCGAGCGGGTAGGCCACATCCCACGAACCAGAGCGCTTGATCGCGGCAGCGGGCGAACTGTTGCCTTTCTTGGGCATGCGCCCCGTACCGGGCAGGTAGTAGCGGGTCTTAAACGCCTCGGTCTGCCCCTCCACAAGAATGGCACTGGCCGCCGCAAGATCGGCGTTATAGCGATTCACATGGTCCTGAATGAAGTCCCACACCTGGGTCTGACCCGTGGTGGAGGCGAAGACGCGGTCGGTGTCGTTAAACCCCAACGCGCCAAAAATGTTTGCCATGACAGTCCTTCCTTATTGGCCCGTATCGGCCTGTATCGGCCTACCAGCTCAGCGCGTTGACGTACAGTACCTTCGTTGCGGCGCTATCGGGCAGGGCCACCACCTTGCCAACCACATGCGACACCGTGCCCGCTGCATCAGCAAGAATGCCGGAGTCGGTGTCAGACAGGTAGGCCGATGAGCCGTAGTTGCCTGCGAGGGTAAACCCAGCGACGTGGCCACGCTTGAGGACGCTGACCGCTTGGCCAATGCCTTTGGTTTCCAGCGCAATGCCGTGACAGAGTGCGCTGCCAGCGGCACTGCCATCGGAGAGGGCCAGCAGCCCAGTGGTCACAACTTGGTACACCGCCGCCCCGGCAGTGACCGCAACCCCGGCGATCATCGTATAGATCTCGGCTTCGTCCACGTAGACCGGGGCGATCTGCGTGGCGGTGAGGGCAATGTCAGCCATGATGTTTCCTTTGCGTGTGTACCGTGGTACACATCTTTAGAGTTTAGAGTTTAACCACCCGGCGCGGAGGCTCAGCAGCAGCAGGCAGAACGGGCTTATTCGTACCCAGTGCCGTGCGTGGCGTGCCAACCGCCGTCGCTTGGGTGAGTGCGGCGGCATTAGTTGCCAGCCAATCAAGTTGGTCAATCGGGTCGAGTTTATCGAGCAGGGCGCGCACATGCTCGGGAACGGCCTTCTTGGCATCATCGGCATACTTGGCGATGGCCTTACGATACCGATCGGCCTCTTCCTTGGCAGTTTCAACTTGCTTGGTCAGCGGTTCAAGTTCCGCTAATCGGGCGGCGCGCTGTTCGGCCAGGGTTTTCCACTCGCCTTGTTCAGTCAGTGCTCGTTGCTCCGCGTCGGCCTTGACCTTGGCAGCGTCGGCTTCCGCCTTGGTTTTGGCGCGGCTCAGGCGCTGTTCCACAATCCGGTCTACGTCGGCCTGCGTAAATGCGACATCCCCGTTCGGCGGTGTGACCGCCCCGGTTGCGGGTTCCGTGATTGGCGTCGCGCCGGTTGCGGGCGTAAGATCGGTATCAGCGGCGAACCGCTTGGCGGTGAGAAATCCCCGAAGCATACCATCGTCCTTTTCTGATCGCCCGTGATTGCCGCTCACGTGGGCGTGAAATACAAAAAGCCCGGTACACGCCTCCAGAGAGACGATGTACCGGGCCTGCTACCAGGGCGGGTCACAAATATGCAATTACGCCTAGTATACGCTATCCGTCAATCTTCTGCCTCCGCTGATCGTAGGTGCTCTGATCGCGTTCACGACGCGGTGTCGCAAGCTTCAAGATCTGCATGAGCATGTCACGTTCGGCGCACACCTGACGATAGCGCAACTCCAGCAACCGCCGCACCTCGGGGTGCTCAGGATCGCGCAACAGCAAATCAGCGAGCGTTGGCGTCATGGCGTCCTCTGTGGGTCAGTCGGCACGGCAGGCGGCGAAACAATGGGCGTGGAATCGGCGATCAGCAGTGCGGCGATCTTGGCCGCGTCCCACCCAGCATCTTCGAGGTACTGTGCTAGTCCCAACGATCCGGCTGCGGCTTTTGCAGCGCTGGCGGCTGCCCAGAATGCCGCGCTGATTTCAATGGTATCGAGCGGGTCAGGCGCATACACAGGTCGCTCACTGATACGATGGTCGAGATCGCCACGGGCGTAGCTGTCGAGGCTGTAGCCCGCATAGCCGGGGTATTTGCGCATGCCGCCAATGGCAATGGCCATCTGATGTGCTCGCACCAGGCCGTCATCATAGCCAACGCGGCGCTCATTCACCTTGGTCGAGACCGCCTGCCGCGCCACGCGCAGCGCCCGGCCACTCGCATCGCCGCTTGCACTCGCAATGTCGGCGCGCAGCTCGGGGTAGTCGCGCTCAAGCTCGGTCACAATGCCGCCAATGCGCTCATTGACGGCCCCGATGTCCAGCGGAGCCACCAGGGCCTGGGCGCTTGCGCCAATCGGGCCGTAGAGCGCCGGGATCTCTTCGCGGCCCTTGGCCGGACTGGCCGTCGTGTCGCTGGATGGATCGGCGTTCGTACCGCCCGTGACACCGGTAAACAGCCACGGCGCATCGACGGATTTCCGAATCTGATCATGGAGTTTGCTGGCAATGTCATCGACCTCGCGCATTTTTGGCAGTCCGGCCAGCAGTTCTGAGTAGCCATAGCCCAAGCCCACATCAATGTGCTGTACCGCAACCAGCGGTACAAAGCCATACGGCTCGCTCCATGTCGCGGCCACACCATTCCAAGCGTAGGGAACGCGGTTCAGTAGCGTCTGGTAAGTGACCAGATCGCCATCGCGCCCCACGATCTCGGTATAGTCCACAATCGCGCCATCGCGTGCGCCAGGGCGCGGATCGAGTCGCTGCTCATCGAGTTGGTAGCCCTTCACGTTGCCCATGGCATCGCGGTAGATGGCGGTGTATGCGCCCGGATGGCGCACATGGATCTGCACCTGCTGGCGGAGCGGATCATCGACGATGGCCAAGCACACATCGCCAAGCACGGCCCCGAAGCGCCCGTAGAGCGATTTCACTGCCGACATCCGCGAGTCGCGCCACAGCGTGGCAATCGCGAGGCGTAACGCAGCGTGCTCGGTATCAATCGGGATCGCGCCACTGTTGGCCGCTCCGCCATCGGCAGCAATGGCGAGTGATCCGCCATGGAGGTGCGTGGCGTAGTACTCGCCGAGGCGGTAGGCCGGGTTGTGGATAGCGCGCACATATTTGTACAGGCCAAAGGCGGCGCGGTGTGTGCGCGCGAAGCGGTGGATGTCGCGATAGATCGTGTTGTCGAAGGCGCTCCACAGCAAGGCGTAGCGCAAGCGTCGGGCTTGGGGGGTGATGAAATCCGCTAATTCCGGTTCGGCAGGATCGGCCTGCATGTACTGCTCACGGAACGCGGCCAGAAAAGCACGACTTGCCACCATAAAGCTACTCCATAGTCCCATTGTTCAGCCTCGATAATCGCCCAGTGGCGACTGGGTGCGACGAATGATGGTGGGCTTGCTCATCACCCCATACCGACAACTATCATAGGCATCATCGCCGCCATCGCCCGTATCGGGATCGCAATCGACTTTCAACACATCTTCCGGTCGGTCGGGATCGTGTTGGAGGTTCGGCAGACACTCAATCAACTGCACACAGCGGCGCATAATCTTCAGGGTTGGCGCAAGCTTGGGTAATTCGCCCAAGCGCGTGGTCAGTTCTTGCGCGCCGTTGATGCGGCTGATCGCGGCGGGCGTGAAGCGATACCCACCGCTGGCGTAATCATCAGCAATCGTTTTGCCGTTTTTGTCCTGACTGAAGATGTCGTGCCCAGCCACCAGCGCTGATAGTCGATCCTTGGCGATCATATTCCGTTGCAGCATCACATTCATCATCTCGATGTGCGTGGCGATCTGCGTGCGGCGTGCGGCGTGCTCATCAACCACAATAATGACGCCGTCGTTCGTTTGGGTCAGCAGATGCGCCACCGTCCAGTGATTGTAGCCATAGTCGAACGAGAGCCAGACCGGCCAATCAACGCCAATGGCGACGCGATCAATCACATGCAGCGACTCACTCCAGTTGGTGAAGAACTGCCCCGCCGCAATGTCCCAATCGCCATCGCGCCAGGCCTTCAGCATCCAGCCGATCAGCCGATCTAAGGTGGCGCGATATTCGGGATTGAGGAAGCGATTATCCTGGCTGGTGGCCGGGATGAAGCGGGTACGGGTTTCGCAGTTGTGCCGGAAGGGATCGATAAAGCGCTTCTTGTAGTATTGATGTCCGATGCCGCCCGGATTGGTGGTTGAGTACTTGCGCGGTCGCCAGTTGGGCTTGCTCGTGCGGAGACACGTGCCGATAATCTCATCCTTTTTCGCACTCAGGGTTGTGGCTTCCTCGATCCCAATCACGTCGTATTCCAGGCCCAAATAGTTATCGACATCCTTCTCGTCTTTGTAGTGGCCGAGGATGATGCGGCTACCATTGACGAATTCAATGGTGCCATCGGAGCGATTGAAGCTGTGTGGCGTGGTGTGAAAGATACGCGGGATCATGTCCTTGACCGACTCGCGCACCGCTTTGCCCACTTTGCGCAGAATCAGCGCCTTTAACCCTGGTTGGCGTTGGCAATCGTCGAGGCCAATCTGCGCCAGCATCGCATGCGACTTGCCAGGGCCGCGTGCGCCACCGAAGCCGACCTCCCCAGGGCCGCCAGTCGCATCGCAGGCCCGCGCTGCGGCATGGAACAGCAACTGCTTGGGTTGGGCCACATACTGGCCCGCCACAAACCGCCGCACCTGATCGGCGGGGCACCCGGCAGCACGCGCCGCACGAGCGTAGCGCTCCAGGCTACTCGCCTGACTCTGCCTCGATTGTTGGTTCGCTGTTACGGTCATCATCCCCATACACGCGATTCAGCATCTGGCCGAAGCCGACTGGGATTGGCGCGCCATCCGGCCCGCTGTGCTCCTGTCGTTCGGTTGGCTTGCCCAGAATGCGATTGATGAGATACTCGTTGGCGGCGCGGTCCTTGTCGGCAATGCTTACTTTGCGTTTCACCAGTACCAATTCGTCTGCTGGCAGCTCAGGATACATTTTCTGTGCTTTATCGCCGGAGCCAATGTAGAGCGAGCCAGCCGGGGCGTATTCCTCTTCCACACGCTCATAGCCGCCGCTGGCCAGCGCCAGCATATTCTCAATCAGACTCGGCAGCCGGTCTGCGATCTGCTTTTCGGCCTTCGCAATTGGCGCGGCGTGCTTGACGCTGGTTTTCGGGCGTCCTGGCCCGCCTGGGTTACCTTTGGTAAATTTGCCCATCGTTTAGAAATCCCAATAACGTTACCGAAGGCCGCTGTGTGCCACTTCGATCATGAGGCCGATCAATGCCAGCACGGCGACTGTCCCAACGATGTAGGCGATCCGCAACTTCATTGTGATATCGCGCTGCATGTCGGCGCGAATCTCCTTGATCGTCTGCTGCGTTTCCTGTGCGAGCTGCTCGACATTGTTCACGCGATACACCACGCTACTGACCGTGGCCATGAGCAGCTCGAAATCGAGTTGCAGATTCTTGCCGTTGCGACGTTCGTTTCCGCCATACGTCTGGCCATCGGTGGAAATCGGCCCGTATTTCTGGCGCAAGTCAGCAATCTCCAACAAGATCGCTGGCTCGGTGCTGTAGCCGGTAATCGCCTGCTGCTTCAGCAGTTCCACGTAGCGCCGTCGCTCAAATTCGGCGATCTCATTGGCCATCAGGCGCTGCGCTCCAGGCGATTCAATCGTTCATCGATTGTTGTCAGCATCAGCCGCTTTTCCTCCTGATTCGCCAGAATTTGCGCCAGTTGCGCGCTATCGCGCTCCATGGCCTCCTGTCGTTCGTGGAGTTGGTCGATCTGCCGCTGGATAGCCGTAATCATCACGGTCAATTCCTCAACGTGCAGTTGTATCGGCGCGAGCATCGCCGTAATACGATCGACGAGCGCCGACTGATTGTTTTCCATGGCCGCCAGATATAACTCCTGACTACGGCTGAGTCGGTCACGTGATGGGGTCATACGCCTCCGATGGCTTTACCATACGCAATATCGCCGCTCAAATCGAGCGCATAGGCGGCATCGTTCAGGCTCAGCACCGTGCTTTCGTCGGTGTGGTAATAGGTGGCCAGTGCACAGCGGCTTGGCAAGGTTTGCACCAGGCGCGCATAGGCGCTCCCCTTGGCGCTATCGGCGATGTCATTGGCATTGATGCCGTATTCAGTCAGGGCTAAGGGCTGCACGAATGGCGCATACAGCCGATTGGCCTGGGCCAGTTGGCCAGTATCATCGAAGGCCCGGTAGGCATAGACATGGACGCCAAGCAGGTCGCAACGCTTAATAGCATTCGCAAATTCGGACGTGCTCAGCCAATGCTCAGGGGCACCCCGATCCAAGATGAGCGCCGGGGCAATCAGTTTAGCAAGTGGAAAGGATGCCCGACAGGCGGCAATCGCTTGGGTGAGATGCCACGCATAGCCCGCCGGATCGATACTGGCATCTGCATTCGGCTCGTTGCCGAGTTCGATGAACAGGTTGTGGCGACGGATCGCGTACCAGGGCGCGATCTCAGATACCACCTCTTCAACATGCAGATAGGGGTGGCCACAACTCGGATCGCCCGCCTGCGTGCGTACCACCGTGGTATTCGTCAGCGCACAGGCCCTAGCCCTACTGTCGAGCGCCCACGGCGCAGGCAAACCCCAGCTACTGATGAGCTTGAGCGTGGTGTGCTGGCCAGCCATGATCTTTTGCTCAAGACTATCGAGTGTGTCGGTATGCGTGAGGACGCAGCCATGTAGCGGTAGGCTCGTTCGTGGGGGTATCGCAAGGCTATCGGCCCAGGCGCGAAAGGCGGGTTCTGGCCCCAGCGGCGGATCGTGCGGATCCGTTTTGCGGCCAATTGGCAACGCCACGGCGCGATGCGAGACAATCCGGTTGGTCGGAATGCCGTACTGCGCCATTTTGATCTGGCATAACCAGGCGAGGCTGGCAAGTTGGGCTTGTGGCCAATCGTGATGCACTGGTCCGGCCTTGGGATCGGTGGTATGTTCGGTTTCGATGCCGAGGGAGAATTCGTTGCAATCCGTGCGGCCATTCAGCGCACTCACGCCGGCGTGCCACGCGACACGGCTATCCGGCACGAGTTGATAAATGGTTCCGTCCCTGCACACATAGTAGTGTGCGGAGACACGGCTACTCGCACTACACAACGTGGCCAGATCGCTCTTGCGGGTGCCAGCGCCATGATGCAGCACCAGGCAATTGATAGCAGTGGTTCGTGGATCGCTGTTGGAGCTATGGTAGCTGGTCGTGTCGATGCTTGGCAAAACAATAGCCTCCCAAACCAGTATCGCTACTAGCTCAGGGAGGCTTGGCACATCCAGTTTACGGTATTGTCAGATGAAATGCAATAAGAAAACCGAAATGCTATAATAGTAGTGTCAATAATTAGCTGGTTGTGTTACTGCGCAACCAGCTAGGTGCTCACACAGAAAGGGCCTGTATGAACGAGCGCATTATAGCACGGCTTCAGCGACACATTCAGATCGATGAGGCATCGAAGTGTTGGAACTGGACAGGGTCGCGACTAGCCGGGTACGGCAGATTATCATTCAACGGGAAGGGCGTCTATGCACATCGCCTTGCATATGAAGCATATCACGGCCCCATTACTGCCGGGCTGTGCGTCTGTCATTCCTGTGATAACCCGAGCTGTGTAAACCCTGCTCATCTCTGGCTTGGCACACAACTAGAGAATATCGCAGATCGCGTGATAAAGGGACGCAACCGAAATTCCGGGCGAGGGCCTCGATATGCCGGGAAACGCGTGTACAAGATTAATGCTGAGATACTCACTGAGATGCGCAACCTCGACTGTAGCGTATCGGCAGTGCGCCGGGCACTGCGCGGTGTCTCATGGAAAGCGTTACAACATTAGGCAACACAAAACCCGCCTCTTGTGGAAGCGGGCCTGTGTCATTTTTAAGTCTGACGACCGAGTTAAAAAGGTTGTTGGCCGGATATGGACGCCTTTAGAGCGCTAATCCGATATGGCCTCGTCTCTCCGAGGTGTCACGCCCGATTTGGTTCAGTGGACGTGTTGAACACCCGTATCCTACCACGCCTGTCAAGTTGCGGCGTGTGGTAGAATCAGGTAAACCCCGTCCGACGCTCAGGGAAGCTTGGCAGCACCAGAGCAGGGCGGGGTTTCGGCGTAAAAAGTGTACCATGGTACACACGAGGGAGTCAGCGTTGGGCTTTGCGGAATCCGGCAGCGAGCGCGGCATCTTCCGTGTCAAAGCACGTTACATTTTTATAGGTCTTTGAGTAATCTCGCTGATCTGGCGCGTGAAAGATGCTTGAATTATTATTCCCTTTGATCTGCCCTTGCTTGCAAGGGTAATAAGGCGGATCAACACGATCATTGGTAAACGTCGGGCCGGTTTCTGCTGGCACCTGAGTCGGTGCCGGTACTGCTGTTGGTTGCGGGATCTCGGTCGCATCAGGTTCGGCAGTCGGGATGGGTGTATCGGCGATAGGTGTTTGCGTTGGTTGCGGGATACTGGTCGGCTCAGGAGTAGCCGTTGGTTCAATCGGTTCAGTCGGAATGGGCATGGCCACGGGCGTGGGCACCTCGGTAATGACGGGCGGAAGCGCAACTGCGGTTAACAGTTTCGTATTTGGCGGTGGGTCGGCGGTGCCGCAGGCGGTCAACAATGCAGCAAGAATGAGCCAACGACGCATATACTATCCTTTGCCATCAAAGCTGATACGATACTGATACGTGCGTGGCACTACTTGCTATGAGCGCCGATAGTGCGGTAGGATACCCGTCCGAGATGCGAACATGTTTGCTACAGGGACATGGGCGCTTAGTACAGAATGTAAAGCAGTTCTTTTACGTTTAGCGTGAGCTGCCGATCTAGTACATCCTCATCGGCATTAGGAGCGCCAACCCATTGGATCTTACTGAGCGTTCGGCGGAATTCGTCATCATCGGGATACATGAGCGCATCTCGGATATCGTAGGCGTCGGATTGCTTCATCAATACATCAAGTATATGGCCGCCCTTGAACACCAACGTAACATGTCGAATAATTCTGTCGCTCATGAGACACCTATGAGGGTATATGATTCGTCACTCGTTTACTGTTGCCATGATCGCCATGTTTATCATCCTGCTTTTTGGCGATCAAACCATTCGAGCCATTACCGCGATTATAGGCGCGATCTATCTTTTGCCCGCATTGGCCGGAATACGGCGAGAGACCGAGCAAACATTCTGGCGCAACGTCAGCAAAATTATTGCATCTCCTGAGCCACCGACAGAAGCGCCCGCTTCTGAGCAGGTGTCAGATTCTCAAGATACTCCCGCTGCTCATCGGTAAACCCAGTTTTGCCAATAACCTCACTGGCCAGGGTACGCGCTAATTCTATTGATGCAGATGGCGGCATGAGTCGTGCAATGTGCGCTGTCGAGCCGCGCAATAGCGCAACAATCTCTACCAGTTTGGTAATCTTTGGCTCATGAGTTCCGTTTTCAATATTGCGAACAGACTTTTCCGAGAGACTCACCTGATCGGCTAATTCCGCTTGGGTTAGCTGGCAATCGTCTCTCAGTATTCGGACATATACGCCTATTGCTTTCATGCTCATGCTCCTAGTATAGAGGGTATAGGTAGTTTCTTACCACTCCCAAAACTTACCACTTGCATAGCTTGTTTCTTCGTGGTATGCTGCGCTCAACAGGTAAATAGTTACCGAATTGAGGCATGGCATGCAACTTACGAATTTCCAAGAAGCGCTCAAAAATCTTGGAGCGAATGACGACGAACGCGGTCGCGCTATTGGCGTTGATGATCGTACCATTCGTTGGTGGAGAGCCAGAGAACCACGGATACTCCGCATTATTGCCTCACATCCCGCTCTCGCACAGGCACTCGTAGCCGATGCCCAACGCCTCTTAGAAGAAGCCGATCCTACTGAAATTGCTGCTTGACACAGGTAAGTTCTTACCGTATTATATAGGTAAGTTCTTACCGTTATTTATTTCAGTCAGGAGCGACCGCCATGAACCAGCCCACCCGCCACATCGAATTCAACCGCGACACCTGCGACTACAGCGCGTTCCTGGACGGACAATACCTCGGCAGCGCGCCAACCGAGTTCGATGCCGATACCCTGATCAATCGCGCCATTGCTGAGCGCCTGAGCTACCACCACGAGCGCCAACGCATGATCGCCCGGCTGGCCGTGGAGTATGGCAAGGCCAAAGCTGAGGGGCGCACGCAGGATGCGTTGGCGCTCAAAGCCGAGGGCACGTCGCTGATTGCTGATCGCGATGGCATCGAATACAGCGTGTTCACCGCAGAGTTCGCGACGTTTCAGGCGCAGAAGCAGGCCGCCTAACTCATCATCGCACCTTGATCGGGTTTTGCGTATCACGGGAGTGAGCGAAATGGCACGAATAGCTGATGACTTTTGGTCACATGTCAGGGTTGGCAGCCCTGACGAATGCTGGCTGTGGATGGGAAGTCGGCAACCGAGAGGATATGGAACGCTTTCGGTAGAGGGCAAGAACAAATTGGCCCATCGTCAGGCATATGAACTGGTAAACGGCTCAATTCCTGAAGGGATGAATGTTTGTCATTCATGCGACAACCGGCCTTGCGTAAACCCCGCCCATCTCTGGATCGGCACACAAAAAGACAATATGCACGATTGTAGCGTGAAGGGTCGAATGAAGGGCCGTCGTCAAGGATACCTTCCTATTGAAAAGCGGGCGCTTCTCTCCGCGAAGCTTACACCAGCCGACATTCTTGCAATTCGTCGCCGTGCTGCTGCTGGCGAATCAAGGCAATCACTTGCAATAGCTTTTGGCGTAATCCGAAACAACATTTACTCAATTGTGAACCGAGTAACCTGGAAGCATATTGCTGAAGAATAAGGCGTGTTATGCATCGCACAGCTATTGCCACAATTGAGGGTGCTGCTATTGGCGCATCTATCGCCTTGGTTCAACACCTAAGTTTATGGGACATTCAGGAGCGCGTGCCACTGACGACCCGCTATGGGCTTGGCACGGCGGCGATCTTGTGCGGCCTGACGCACACCGCACGGCGGCTGGGACGGCTGGATCTGGCGCTGGCCGGTTGGGCGATTGCCGCGAGTACCGGGCTGGTGGTAGTTGGGGCGCACAGCTTGCGCAGGGCCGTGCCTGACGAGCTTGAGACACTATTAGAAAGCGGGGATGCGTATGGGCTTCGGTTGCCACGCGCTCAACGCACTCGATGACATCGCAGCATTGCGCTCTGAAGCGGAATTCGCGGCCCGGCGCATCGCCTTACGCGACCGCACGAGTCACATGCTCCCACCCGGCAGTAGAGATGATCTCGCCCTGGTGCTAGAGGTACTACGGAAGATACAGGATCGGTTGGAACAGGATGCCCGGCCCGAAGTGGCCAAGATGTATCAGACACGGATTGGAAAGTAGAACGATGCAGAACTCAATTCACCACACGATTGCCACCGCTCGCATGCGCAGCCAAGTGGCAAAAGAGGATCTGAAGGTTGCCAAGGCACGCGCTGAGATGGACATCATCTCACGCCTGAATGGCACACTCGGCAAGAACGCGGAAGAGCGCGAACGGCAACTCTTGATTGGCCTGAGTGAGCACAGCGCCTATCAGTATGCTTTGAGCTTGGCTCGCGCCTATGAAGAGCAGTTGCTCCAGGCCGAAGCGGATCTGGCTTTGTACTTGGACGTTCGGAGGCAAGACGAATGGGCGGTTCGTGCCAAGTTAGTGAACGCGCTTGAGCGGCGGGCGATCTTTGCGGAAAGCGATGAGAGTAGCGCTGAGGCCGTGATGGATAGCGCAAGCGATGTGACGGCATTCGCGGAGTATGCGCCCACTCCTGAATATTCATTTTAGTTGTAAGAGAGGAACCGAAGCGATGACACAAGCACTTACCACCACACAGTACACCACGGCCAACGATGATTACGCCATCATCGAAAAGGTTGCCATCCTTGGCGATCTGTCGCCCCTGAGCGCTCCCGAGCGCGTCACCTACTACACCGCGCTGTGTCGCTCCCTCGGGCTGAACCCGCTCACCAAGCCCTTTGAATACCTGCAACTCGATAACAAGCTGGTACTGTACGCGACACGCGGCGCAACGGATCAACTCCGCGAAGCCAAGCAGGTCAGTGTACGCATTGTGAGCAAGGAAGCGCTGTTGGATCTGGGCGTGTATCGGGTGGAAGTCGAAGCCAGCACGCCGGATGGCCGGGCCGATTTTGCTAGCGGCATTGTGGCGATTGAAAAAGAGGGCGGCGAATGGCAGACGAGTCAGGGCGGCAAGCGCTATTTCGCCAAGAACGGCCAATATGAAGCCATGCGCGGCGTGGACTTAGCCAATGCCATGATGAAGGCCGAGACGAAGGCCAAGCGCCGGGCGACGCTGAGTATCGCGGGCTTGGGCTGGATGGACGAGTCGGAAGTTGGCGACGTGCCACAGGCGCGACGTGCGCCGGTCAACGTTTCAACCGGCGAAGTCATGGCGACCGATGTGCGCCCAGTCCTGATTGAGGAGCTACGCCAATTGGCTATCAAGGCCAAGGGGTTGGGGTTGGATCTGGGGCTGAAACTGCCCCGCGAGATGAGCAATGAAGAGTTAGGCCAAGCGATTGTGACCGCCAAGGCCATGATCGAATCCGAATACAACACGATTGAGGCAGTAGCCTAACACGACAAAGCCCTCCTGTGGTGAACAAGAGGGCTTTGGAATGGAACCGAATAAAAACGATGCAGAGACAGGGTAGCACACACGACCTACCCTGTCAAGAAAGGAACCGAGATGTTTGAACCGATGAACGCGCCGCTGGAAGATTACGCAACGGCAGACAACGAACTGTTAGCCGAGTTAGATGGCACGAGCTACCACAAAGTCGAGCTCGTGATCAAGCGCCGAAGCGGGCAGTACCAGGGCGTGTACTGCGACTATCGCCACTGGCCACAGAGCGCGGCGGGACGGATTGCACACGCCAATGCCGTGATTGCCTTCCAGCAAACGATGATCGAGGAGTTGGCGCAGCGTGTGAGCGCGAATGATGAGGCCGCCGAGCGATTGCCAAGCCTGGTTGGCTCTGCCGTGGCGCTCTCTGCTGAGAACCTCATGCTGCGTCGTCAGGCCGATACGGCACGTGCTGAGGCTGAGGCGCTACGGGTGGCCATCGCCGCATTGCAATCAGAGCTCGTTCGGGCGATTGATGGCAACACCACCAGCTACGAGCGCGACCAAGCGGAAGAGCGAAGCGAGCTTGATCAGATCTCTGACTCCTTGGCGATTGCTGAGGACTACAACGCCGCTACGATTGGCCGCCCAGAGCCTGCCGACGACACGCCAATCACCTGTCGCTATGGATGCGGCGAGTCGTTTCACAGCAACGCTGGGCGTGGCTCGCACGAACGACGCAAGCATGGTCATGTGTGGCGAGAGATCCCCATCGTGGCGATTGATCCCATCTTTCGGTGCGTGATGTGCGACAGCGATGCGTTTGCGCAAAGCATCAGCCAGCCCGACCGCTGCATCCGCTGTGCGAACAAAACGACGCTCAATGGCCACGCCCAGGCCGTGGCATGAATGGCCCAACGAATGCCCGGTGGTATCGCTGCCGGGCCGAGTCCTGTCGTGGCTGGCGACGATGGTTCTGGCTAGTGTGTACCATGGTACACAAATCGGATAGATAGTATGGCCCTTCTGAACTTACAACAAGAGCGGGCAAAGCGAACGCAACCCGTTGCCCCCAACCCGCTTGAGTTGCCGTCCGATCCCGATGCGGAACAGGCGTGCATCGGGTCGATCCTGCTCAACAGAGATGCGATCATTGCCATCAAAGATTGGCTACTCCCCGAGCGGTTCTACTTAGCGAAGCACAAGCAGGTGTATGAGGCCGCGCTGGCCCTCGTGGTCAATGGTGTGCCGCCCGATCTGCGCACGATTGCCTCAGAACTCCGCGTGCGTGGGCAGTTGGAAGGCGTGGGCGGGATCGGGTATCTGACTGAACTGGTGCAGGCCGCTCCGACCGCCTACCACATCGCACACTATGCCGAATCGGTAGACCGCACCGGTTGGCAGCGCGAACTCATTCAGGCCGCTTCCAAATTAGTAGCAACCGCCTACGCAAACGCCGATCAGGCCGCTGCCGAGATCGAAGCCATCACCACCGTTGCCGCCAACCGCAGACACCACGCGGTGCGGATCTTCCATATCTCCGAACTGTGGTCGCAGCAATTTCCGCCGCTGGTCACATTGGCGGAGGGGTTGCTGTACGAGGGCGTTACCTTGTTTTCGGGCAAGCCCAAAATGGGCAAGTCGCTGTTAACCGTGGATATTGCGGCGGGGGTTGCGGCGGGGACGATGGTGCTGGGTGGCGTGCCAGTGCAGGGCGGGCCGGTGCTGTATCTGTGTCTCGAAGATCCCACGGCTGCGCTTCAGGAACGATTGGAGAGCGTCCTCGGCAGCAGGTCGAATATCCCGCTCTATTATCAAATGGAGTGGCCGCCACTCAATAGCGGTGGCTTGTCGGCCATCCAAGGTTGGTTGGCGGATCATAGCGACGCCAAGCTGATCGTGATTGATACGCTCGTTGCGGTTGCCCCAGCGCCTGACGGCAAAAAGACCGAGTATCGCGCCGATTACGACAGCCTGAAGCCACTCCAACGCATTGCGGCCAACCATCCTGGCCTCGCCATCATTGTCAACACGCACAGCCGCAAAGCAGGCGCTGATGATGTGCTTGATGAGATCTCGGGCACCACGGGCAAGAGCGGGGCGGTTGATCACATCTGGGTCATGCGCAGAACCCGAGGCGACGATGAGGCCGAACTGCATATCCACCCGCGCCGGGCTGCGTCTGCCGTGCGTCAACTCACTTTTAATCATGCCCGCGTGGGCTGGAGTATTGGCGGCGATGCAGAAGCCAGTAAAGCCGGGCGCATTCGGCGCGAGATCCTCGAAACCTTAGCCGATGATGACTTTTGGCCCAACGACATTGCCAGCTACTGCGATATGGATAGCGACAGTGGCAAGGCCCAGGTTCGCAAGCAACTCACCAAGCTGCTCAAGTCGCACCTGGTTGAAAAAGCGGATAAGGGCAAGTATCGCATCACAAAGTTGGGCCGCCAAGAGATTACGTCAACAAGCGAACAAAAAGATCACGGGGATCAGGGGATCATCGGATCAGCGGTTGAAACTGGCTTTCGCGGGGTTCCCGGCTTCGATTCGGAGCTAAGTGCGACCCAAGAACCGCTGATCCCTGATCCCCTGATCCCCGTGATCTTTTCTGATGAAACGGCCAAAAAGGCAGCGTTAGCGGCGAAGGAAACCGCCGTTCAGCGCATTCTCACGCCCATCAAGCCCGATCAGCGCACGAACGTGCGTGTCTGGACAAATAGCTATGCCGCAGCCGACCAAGCCAAGGCCAGAGCCGCCTGTGAGCGCTACGGAGCCGATTACAGCGGATTGTATGCGCTGATCCACGGATCAGCCCCTCCTGAGCCAACCGATTAAGCGCTGATCCGTGGATCAGCGGTGTTTGGCCCGCCTGGGGTGGGACTATCAAGACACAGCTCTGATTCTGGTTTGTTGGAAGCGCTCTCTATACCCCCCTATATATACATGTAGTAGTTTAGAGATACACGAAGCCGGATAGAACGATGCAAGAACACCAACCAACAATGAAAGCCTATGCAATCGATCACGACGGCTGCTACTGGCTGGCCCATGCGCCAACCGCTGCAATCGCCAAGGGTCTGCTGCTGCAACGCGAAGGTTTCACCCGCTCGCTGCGCTGCCGACGCTGGCCAGAACTGGATCGCACCTGGGGCGATGCCGAGTTACAGGCGTGGGGCGTGCCGGGGCTGCGCGATTGGGAATGTGGCAACATCATCGGTATGCCAGCGCCGTTTGAGCAGGTGCAGTGATGACCACCAAAAGCAACCTATCAGCCATTTATGCCAAGCTCGTCAAAGACGCCACGGCGCTGCCCAGGCACGATCACGCCACCACCCTACGGAATGGCGCACGCATCGCCCTCAGGCTGCGCAACGGCGTGCAGACCGTCACCTTCAGTCGGAGCGATGTGGAAGTAGGCGAGATTGAGTTGGCGACGTTTCAGAAGCATTGCAGTATTCCCGCCCACGCGAAGCGCATTCCGGCAGAAGGCCAGGGCGAACGCAACGAGGGCGGGCGACTGCGGCGGTATGTGGCCTATCGGTGGTCGGTCGTGCCGGAAACGCAAGCCCAGTTCGCCCTACTGCCCGGGGCGCGCAATACCGATGAAGAGTTGTTCCCTGAATAGGAGCCAGATATGACAACGATGCAAGTAGAACCCGCCACCCTCACGATGAGTGAGCAAGAAGAGTTGCTTGATCATGAGGCCATCATCGAACAGAGCCAAGCCGTATTCGTCGAAGTCGGCAACGCCCTGATGGCGATTCGTGACGAGCGCCTGTATCGCGCCACGCACGAGAGCTTCGAGGCTTACCTGCACGAGCGCTGGCCCGCCATCTCGAAGCGGCGTGGCTATCAGTTGATCGACTCGGCAGTAATCGCCAAGACCGTCCCGATCCAAAACGAGCGCCAAGGCCGGGCACTGAAGAACGTGCCAGTCGAACAGGCCAAAGCCGCGTTTGATGCTGCCAGCGTGGCCACGAACGGCCAACCGACCGCCAAGGCCATACAAGCAGCCCTCCAGCCCGATCCGCACCTGAACCAATGGATTGAGCGCGGGAAACGTCTCGGCCTCGACATCTCCTGGAATGCGCCGTTCTATGTGATCACGTATGCCAACGGCAGCAAAGCCCAGTACAGCGCCATCAGCAGCATTCGTGAGGCCATTGAATCTGCCGAACTGCCGCCACTTCCCGACGTGCCCGGCTGGCTGATCTGGCACGATTACCCGATGGTGGCCATGCGCCACCGTGCCACCGGCTACGCCCTACGCGGAAGCGATGCCGCGGCGCTGATTGCCGAGGCCACGGCTGCCAACCGCGCACTCGATCTGTTGACCACCCATGCGTGGCAAGTGACGGTTGATGCCGCCTCGATTGGTCGCACGGATGTGCATGCCTATACCGCGCTCCATGGCCGTTTTTCGGTCGTTGCGGCGCACACGCTGAACCAGTTGGCGTTGCGCGCCTATCGGGCCATGACGGAATACGACATGCCCAATATCCCCGACGATCTCTTTGATGCGCTCTGGCTGGCCGGGTGGGAGTGGGATGGCGACGAATTTGAGCGCAATGGCGAGATGCTCAATCCCGACGAAGAAACCGAGAACGCGCTGTGGTACGAGGCCGGAGTGCAGCCGCCAACCCCAGCTGCTCCTGTCGCCATGCCGCCCATGCCCGAGAGCGGCGCACTCTCCGATGCTGAGAAGGCTGCGCTGCTAGTGCATGGCTGGGCATTCAAAACCGTGTACCTCACCGATTACGGCGAAACGCTCTTCCGCTTTGAGCGCAACGGCAAAAAGGGCGAATACAACGCCGACACATGGCGGCGCATTTTGGCCAATGGCGACGCCCTGGCTGCCGATCCGGTGACAAAGCACGACTATGCCGCCATCGTTGCCGCTGAACCAGCACGCAATCAAGAAATCGAAACCGCACGTAACTATCAGACTCGCCTCTCGGTTGGCGGCTACGACCTCAGCACGGCCAAAGCCCGCCAGCAGGTGCGCCAACTGTGCGGCGATCTGCTGAGTTGCTTAGAGCGGATCGATGGGCTGCCGACCGTGTTTGATAAGGCGGTGGAAGCTGTCCTGACCTCTGCTTCAGATCTGATGACAGATGCCAACTATCAGGCGCTGGTGAAGCGGCTGGATGGCGTGGTGACGCAGTGACGACCATAAATGATGTGCTGAACGCACTAGCCAAAGGGGTTGACCTTCTTGAAACCGATCACGAGATTATTCAATCGTTTGAGTGGGTAACGGACGATGAGACGCCGTTACCCGTTGACCCAGCCGACTACGCACAACTGAAAGCGGCGGTGGCATGGGTAGCAAATGAGCGACTGCGCTATACCCGCGCTGTGTCAGATCGTGAGTTCGAGCGCTGGGTTGATCGACTTGATGAAACATACGATCCGTTTGAGGACGATGACACCATAGAAGGGTTTGAGCGTTACGACGCATCCGCACTGATAGCGTTTCGTGATGCCTGCCAACGTCGCATGACAGCGATGGAACGAGCCGACCACGACCGCCTGAACGCCTGGAATGCAGGCGTGTCGATTCGCGGATAGGTTCTCCGACCGAGAACAGAAAGAACCGACATGGCCTACAAAATCACCTTCACGATTGAGACGCCAAGCCCGAAAGAGCGCGATGCCATTTTGGATCGCATCTCGGAGTTGTGTGACGACTACGAATACACGCTCCGCAAAGTCACGTTATCTGACGAAGCCAAGACGTTGCACGGCAAGCAGGCGATTAAGGCCGATGTGACCTTTGAACCAGGCGAGACGATGGAGCTTGACGATCTGGGCATTGTGAAACTGACCCCGATGGATCGGGCGTTGCGATTGGAGCGCGTGCCATGATCGAACTGACCCCCGACGAATACCTCGCCCTGCTCAAGCGCCCCAGGGTTGCCCGCTATGCGCCCACGGAGGCCAGTGAGCAGATCGCGCTGTTTGAATGGATTGACATCTGTATCCCCCGTGAGCCGCGCCTTGAACTAGCCTTTCACGTGCCCAACGGCGAATTGCGCGAAAAGGCCGTTGGGGTGCGGCTGAAGGCGATGGGGGTGCGGCCTGGCGTGCCGGATGTGTGGTTGCCGATTGCGGCGCGGAGCTATATTGGCTTGGCGATTGAACTGAAGGTAGGCGACAACACCACCAGCGATCTTCAGGATGCGTGGCTGAAGCGGCTGACGGAAGCGCACTGGTGGGCACAACCGTGCAAAGGCTGGACGGCAGCAGCGCAGCGCATCTGTTGGTATCTCGGTCGAACAGAAGCAGAAATGGGGTTGGCGTGATGATTGAGGAAACGATGCACGAGCAGGATCGCCAAGATGCGATTGATTGGGCACGCCGCATGCTTCAAAGCGATGCACTGATATTGGACACAGAGACCACCGGCCTCGGATCGGATGCGGAGATTGTCCAGATCGCCATCATCGACATGGCGGGCCGCACGATCCTCGATTGCCTGGTGCAGCCGATTGGCGCGATTCCGTTGGCCGCCAGCAATATCCACGGTATCACGGCAGATCGGGTGCAAGTTGCGCCGCTGTGGGCAGACCTCTGGCCTGCGATTCGTAGCATTCTCGCCGAACGAACGGTTGTGATTTACAACGCCAACTACGATACCCGCCTGCTCGGGCAAAGCTGCGCGCTCGCTGGCTTCCTCTTCGACTATAGCCTGAGCGGATTCACGTGCGCCATGCAGCGCTACAGCGCCTATGTTGGCGATTGGAACAACTACCACGGCAATTATCGTTGGCAGAAGCTGCCAAGTGGCGATCATAGTGCGTTGGGGGATTGTTTGGCGACGTTGGCCGTGCTGAAGCAGATGGCGGGTGCGTGATGGCCCCTACGCCTACCCATCTCTGGCATTGCCCACTGTGCAAGGCAGGCGGCAAACCATCCGGCCCGCGTCGGGGCGTCGGCTCGCTGTGTGTTGACCATGCCGACAGCCTCAAGCTCTCCAAGCGCTGCTGGTGCAACACCTGTAAGCGCGTGGTGCCCAACTACGACTATGCCGCCCATAGTCGCAAGTGTTACCGCTGCCGCCTTACCGTGGCCCAACGTGCCCGCCACGCCCCCACGCCGCCTGCTGGCTGGGTGCCGTGTAAGCAGTACGCACAGCAGTTTGGTGTGGCGCATGTGACCGTGCGAGTCTGGCTACGAGCGGGGATGCATCCGGCGGCTTGTCGGGTGGGGTGCAATTGGTGGGTTGATCCGACCGTGGCGATCAATCGCCCACAATGGATGCGCAACCCGAAGCGCAAGCGTCAGGCTCCGACCCTACCACCCGCCCTCACGAAGCCCAAACCACGCTGGGAGACCACGCCACGCAGCTTGGCGCGCTATTTTGGTGTCGCTCCGACCACCTATCAACGAGCACTGAATGATGGGCGGGTAGCAGAAACCGCCACTACGATTACGCTGACGATGGCTCCGCGTGGGCGGAAGAAACGAGCGACGGTATGAGCAACCCGCCCAAACTGACCCTACTGCCGCCCAACGTCGCCCCGATCCCGCCCGGATTGGCCGCACTGTTGGCGCAGATGCTGGTACGGCAATTACGTGAGCAAGTGGTACAATCACGAAAAGAGGCAGCATGAATATCCGTCACATTGGCAACTGGTACTGGCACACGCACGGGCAAGATCTGAAGCGTGAAGATAACGATAATCGCACATCGATCAACGTTCGTGGCTGGCTCTATCTCTATCGCGGCAATCCAGATACTGATGGGCGCAAGGTTATAGAGTTGAACTATCAATTCGTGGTTAATCGCGCCGCTCGTTACGAATCAACCGCGCTGCTAACGGTTGGCGATGGCGATGGCGCTGATGGGATACTTCTCAGCCTTGGCGCGTTCGGCGTGCGGCTGCATGTTGGAGCAGAAGGCGTCTTACCAGATCGCTTGCAGCCTCGCGTGCCAGGCCGATCCTACCCGGAAGAACACCAGCTTGGACTGCGGATCTTTGATGGCAGTATCTGGTGGAGCCTATGGAGTACACCCGACGAATGGGATAGTCGCGCAAATTGGCGCGATCCGCGTTCGTGTGTGCGCCAGCCCGTGTGGCATGTCGTGGATCGGGTGCTTGGCGAAATGAAGATCGCTAAGCGCGAACTCGGAACGGCAAGCGCCGAAATCGTACATAATGGCGTTACCTACCCGCTCACGATTGCGTTCACAGAACATTCCTACACCCGCCCACGCTGGTTCGGCAAGCAAGTATATTATCGTGCCAATATTGAGATGAGCAAGCCAATCCCCGTACCCGCCAGCGAAGGTATCTACGAGCTCACCGGCGATCCCGATGATGCAATCTATAGCCTGTCAACAAACGCACGAACCGTGGATGAGGCAATCGCCGCGCTCCGGGTATCGTTGGAGCGAGATTAAGATCTGAACAGGAACCGTACGATGCGCGCAGCGATCTACATCCGAGTCTCCACCGACGAGCAGGCCGACGAGGGCTACAGCCTCGATGAGCAGAAGCGCGCCTGCATCGCCTATGTGCAATCGCGGGGCTGGGAGGTGGGCGAGATCTATGCCGATGAGGGAATCAGCGCATTCAGTGAAGAGACGCGCCCGGCCCTCTCGCGGCTGCTGAACGACATTCGCAATCGGCGCTATCAGGCGCTGATTGTGCATAAGCTGGATCGCTTCTTTCGGCGGCTGAAACTGCTGATCAGTACGGTAGAGGATCTGGAAGCGCAACGGTGTGCGTTCGTGAGCGTGAGTGAGCAAATCGACTTCACGACCCCGGCCGGCCGTATGATGTTGGCCAATCTCGGCAGCTTTGCCGAATACTATAGCCGTAATCTCTCCGCCGAGACGATGAAGGGGCTGCGCGGCAAAGCCCGGGCTGGGAATTGGGTGGGGCCAACACCCTACGGCTATGATCGCAGTGAGCGCACGCTGATCCCGAATACCGACGCGCCAACCGTGCAGCGCCTGTTTGCCCTGTACGCCAGTGGCGTGCATTCGTTTCGCTCACTGGCCGATGCGCTGAACGCCGAGGGTCTGACCACGCACGATTGGCGAAGTGGGTTGCGCGGGCGGTTTGGGCGAGAGAATATTCGCACGATTTTGCGCAATCCGGCCTATCTCGGCATGGTGCGCTGTAAGGAAGTGTTGGCCCCTGGCAATCACCCAGCCCTCGTCGATCAAGTAACCTGGGAGCGCTGCCAAACACTGCTGCACGAGCGGACCACCGCGAATGGCGTGGTGAGTGTGCGCGGCGATGGGCAGCGCCCAGGACGGCTGCTGTCGGGCTTAGTACGCTGTGCGGCCTGTGATGCGCCGATGTGGCTGCACGATAGCGCCCACAACGCCTACTACCGTTGTGCCGGGCGCGATCATCGGACGTGTCAGGCCGGGTTCGTGCGTGCCGAGATCATCGAAGCCCAGGCGCTGGATGTGGCCCGAGCGTTGATCTTGCCCTCGGCCTGGCGTGCTGCTGTATTGCTGGAAGCGGAACGCCTGATGCAGCCCGAACCGACGCCGCGCACAAGCGCCGATCCTGATGCGATTCGGCGGCAACTTGAGCGGCTGGCCTTGGTGTATGCCGATGGCGATCTGAGCAAGGATGTGTACGACCGCGAACGCGCCCGATTGAAAACCCGCCTGCAGGAGGCGAGCCAACCTGCGCCCATCGTTGGATGGAGTGCCGCACAGGCTACACAGATGCTCGATCAGTTTGCGCTCTTGATCGATAACGCAACGCTGGTTGAGCAACGGGCGTTACTGCGTGAGTTGTTCGCGGTATTCTGGATTGCGCCGCATGAGATCGTGGCACAGCAGCCGAAAGAAGCGGTTTCGTGGTTGATTGGGGGTGCTATGGGGTGCCCGATGGGCGTTGTTTCACCCGTACCACCCTTCTGGCTCTCGCATCGGCAAGCTGCTTGAACTAAACGTGTACCATGGTACACACGCCCCGCTGAAAAGCGGGGTTTTGTTTTGTTCTGCGCTTGACACTCTTGACAGTATAGTGTACACTCTTGGCAGTTCTGACAGATGAGGGGCGAAAAATGATCTCTTCACTCCAATTTCGTAGCGATTTAGCAGATGCAATCGAGCAAAAAGCCAAGGACGGTTACGCACGAGTCGGGCGTGGCTTTTTATTGGTTGTTGATGCGGCGCTTGCAAAAGACATTTCAATGACTTATCTCCCAATGTCATTCGAGTCTGAAGATGCGCCGTTTGATGTGGATTGGATGACGGCGCAACTTCTGACCTACGATCCGCAAACACAATTTATTCTTATTGCAGTCGCGCCTGATAACCCAAACGATCCTGATAGCATGGCCTACTGCCAAGAACTCGTGTGCGTCTATCGTTCGCCAATTGCAATGAGCGCGTAAGGGCGTGTAACGCCCAATCAGAAAGGGGGTGATGCCAGTGATAGAAGAACCAAAACGCTACACGATGGGCACCGGGGAAGTAGCCGAGCGGTTGCAGTGTTCGCGGGAAACGGTACACAATCTCACGCAAACCGGCGAATTGTCGTTCATCTCGCGCAGCCGAGGCACGCGGGAATGGAAGTTTTTTGACCCGAAGGAAGTGGAGGCACTCGCCCAGAGGCGTGGGGTTGAACTGAATCCGTAGGGCCGGGAGCGTGCCTGGAAAACAATCTCCCAGCCCTATTGCCCAACCGTTCAAAGAAAGGCATTGCCATGATACCATACCGCGTTCATCTCGCGATCATCGGTGCGACGATCCTGCTGATTGTCGCGTTCCTACTCACCCTGTTCGCGCCGCTTCCGGTTGGTGCGAGCGCACACCCAACCCCAACAGCGTGTGCCGCCACTCGCAGCGAAACGCTCATGGAAGGCGTCACGCGATCAACGTGCGCCGATGGCAGCACGCAGCTTCAGCGCAGCCAGGCCACGCCGATTGCACCAAAGCAGGTGCGGCGATGACACCACGAGCATTGCACGCATTGGGAGAGATGATAGAGATCGGGGAAGTCGATCGCGCCACTGCCATGATTGCCGAGTTTCTCGATTATCTCCGCTGGCTTGCGAATCAGGATACAGGCCGAAAACTGACGGTTGGCGACCTATGGGCGCTGTATTTTGAAGGGGTTCGGATTGGGCGGCATTGGAGTGAGGTTTGCGCCGATCTTGAATTGCCCATTCGGGAAGATTGGGTGAAGCCATGATCTTCCATCCATCCATCTTGTCGCAATTCGACAAACCAACCCAACTGCTGATCATCATCCTGCTGTTCGGATTGTTTGCCTATATCTGGTATGCGGCCTTCCTGTCGCATGCTCGACTAGGCCGCCCCAATATTCACTACGTCAATCGCGCCACCGTGCGACGGCTGGATGCCCAGGCCCGAGGCGACGATCCCGAGCCGCTGGAGGAGAGCGCGCCGGTTGGGAATGCGAGAAGCCGAGAGGCGATGGAATGAAGGCACTCACCCTGACTCAGCCATGGGCCACGTTGGTGGCCATCGGCGCCAAGCGCATCGAAACGCGAAGTTGGCGCACAGCCTATCGCGGGCCACTCGCGATCCATGCCGCCAAGGGGCTGGCGAGTGTTGGCGGGATGCGTGGGCTGATGCAATTAGGGCTATCGCAACCGTTTGCGAGTGCGCTGCTGACAAGTGGCTTTGGCAATCCTGGACGTTTGCCACTCGGCGCAATCATCGCAACCTGTACGCTGGTGGATTGCGTGCCAACCGACCTGTATATGACCGTCAAGCGCGGCCAGATGGCGGGCGAGTTCGCGCCACTCACCACTGATGAGCAGTGGACAGTCCCGCCCGGCAACATCAGCCAAGAATATACCTTTGGCGATTACACGCCGAACCGTTGGGCGTGGCTGTTGGCCGATGTGCAGCCACTTGATACGCCTGTCTTTTGTAACGGCTCGTTGGGCCTGTGGGAGTGGCAACAGTGAGCGCCCTCCCATCTATCGCCGCATGTCCCTACTGCAGCAGCCCACATACCCGCCTGTTTTTGCCAACATCCGGCAACTGGCACTTTGTGGAGTGTACGGAATGCGGCGCGAGCGGATCGCAACATCCGAATGACATGGAGGCCATTGCGGCGTGGAATCGCGTGGCTGCTGCCGTGGCATTGATCGCAGCGATTGAGTTGCACCTTGATAGTCCGAAGTGGACACACGAGGATGAACTTTCAGACGACGGCTATCACACCTACTGCAATGGTCGTGAGGACGTGCGTGCGATGATTGCGGATTGGCAGGCAGCGACGTGAAAGATCGCTTTGGCCCAACCACTGACTATTTCATGCCCGTTGGCGTGCTACGCCGCTGGCCAGTCGCTATCGATCCGGTGACGGGCCGCCAAACCACGGTAGCCGAGGCAATTAACCAGCACACCAGCATTGGCTACGTGCCGATCTATGCCACGCTCCAGGATCTGACCGATGAGCATGGCGACGTGCCGTACACGGTGCTACGGCGCAAGGAGGATTAATACCATGAGAGATCCCGGCCCTATCCTTATCGACTCACTTGATAAGCCCAACGCCAGCCCGCAAGGCCCCGGCCAGCCGCACCCACACACGCCGATCTCGCGACGTGACGAGCCGCGTACCCGTCTGCCTGCTCAGGCGTGGCTGATTATTACGGCTGCCGCCCTGCTGCCGGTGCTGCTGCTGTTGTGGGCGGCCTACAGTGCGGTACAGGCGCTGTTGTTCGATCTGCCGTGGATCGGTAGCGCATTCGGCCTGCTGCTGTTAGTGGTAGCCGCGACGAGCCTGCTGGCGTTGGGTTATTCGCTGGTGATGTGGCTATTCTATCGGACGCAACGCAGCCGGATTATCCGCAGCCGCTTCGATGTACCCATTGATAGCATGATGGTACTGAACGCCGATCCGATTGCGGCAGAAGCGGCGCATCTGGCCTACGAGACGGCCAAGATTGCGGCGATGGAGCACCCGCTGATCACGACCTGGACGAGTCCACAGCAGTCGCAACCCAAGGTGGAAGCCCCGGCGCTACTGGCCGCTCCTGCCATTGGATTAACGCCCGACTCCGAATGGTTGCCGTGGCTGAGTGAGGCTCCGCACATTTTAATCGCCGGGAGCACGAATAGCGGCAAAACGACCATGGCCCGCATCGCTCTGCGTGATGCATTGGAGCGCGGTGCAAACGGGCTGGTGATCGATCCAAAGGGCAAGGACTGGTACGGGTTGCCAGTGGTTGGTAGTGGTCGGCAGTTCGCCTCTATCCTCAGTGCGTTAGATAGCGTGCGCCAGGAACTCGATACGCGCTATCAAGCCTATGGCAGTGGCGAACGGGCCTTCACGCCACTGATCGTGGTGGTCGATGAAGTGCCGGATATTATGGATAGTTGCCGCAACGAAAAGGGGACGGTCTCCGACCCGCGCTGGAGTCTGTTTGCGCGCTCGCTTGGCAGCTTGGCGCGTGAAGTGCAGATCCGAGTCGTGCTCATGACCCAAAGCCCGAATGTTGAGGAAATCGGCATGAGCGGCGGTATGCGCGCCAACTATACCCGGCTGGCGCTGCGCGAGAAGATCCCGCTACTCCTAAATGAAGATGTCGATCCGAGTCGGCGTGAAGTGCTCCGCAAGCTGTACAGCGGCCAGAAGCACCCCGCTGCCATTATCCGACATGGGCAGGTGCATTTACTCGATACGAGTCGGGTGGTGGAATTGTCGAATCTGCCGTATCAAGGGCAGGGCTGGTATCCGCCAAGCCAGCCATGCCAACCGCCAACCAAGGAAAGCGCCACGCGCAAAGCCTTGGCCAACCTGAAAGCGCGAGGGTTCAGCCGCGATTATGCCCGCGAGGTGGCGGGACTGCAATTTACAAATGACGTATGGGGGGAAGTGTGAACAACGAACAGCGCTTTTTTAAAACTATCCGCCCGTTGCTCCTCCGTATTTCGCGGATCTGCGAACAGCATGGCATCTTGTTTTATGCGTCGTTTGCTCTTGGCCCTGACGACCGTGGCACAAAGTTTCAGACGTTTTCTATTGGTGCGACTCCTGATGATATGGAGTTCAAGCAGGCAGTTGAGCAAACGAACGGCGTACTTTTGCGGAGCTTTCGGCGCTGGCAGGAAGCGCAAGCGTCCGTCCCCACGCCAGCCACGCCAGCGCCCGATTCAACGGAATAGCGGACGGACGGACGGGCTAACCAAGCCCCTCGACATCCCCTCGCAGGGTGCTGCCAGGGGCCTCGTAAGACCCTCGCTGAGGTACTAGGAGTGCTTAGTATGCAAACAACACTAATATCACCATGGAGCGGGGTCTGGGCGGCGCTCACCTGGCTCTATGACGTACTGATTGGCGTATGGCGCGAACTCAACCAGCCCGAACGCATGCTGTTGGCCGCCAACCTTTGTTTTGCGGGCGTGGGCGCCTATGCCAGTTATCTGTTCTATCTGCCAAGCCGTGGCCCGATCATTGGTGGGATGGCCGCCGCCGCGATTGAGTGCATCTACCTGGGCGCGGCAGGGGTTGCCGTCAAACACGCCGATCAGCGCTGGCTGGCCAATGCCCTGATCGGCGTCGGGTTTCTGGCGTCGGTGTTCTTTGGAGTCATGGTGGGACTGAAGGATGTGTTCCCGGCGCTGTTCGGTGGGGAGCTGCACACGCAAGCAATCATCTGGCCAAGTCGCGATCAATGGATGGTACTGGGTGCACCTGCCATCGTCGAGGGCGTTGTGCCATCGCTTTGTTCGTTGCTGTTGAGTTTGTTTCTCCATGAGCACGCCAGCGCCCGCCTGGTCGATGCCGAAAAGCAGCAGCAGCAGCAGCGTGACGACTTCATGCCGTATGTTTGCCCGTTTTGTGATGAACCGAAGAAGACGCCGGCAGCCCTGTTTGGTCACTATGGGCGCTGTGCGAAAGCGCAGCAATCCACGCTGAGCGAGGATGAGAAGAAGGCAATTGTTCGTAAGGCCGTTGAGGACGGGAAAGGCCGCGTTTAATGCCGCGCTTCTGGCTGCTGCGCCATCCCCTGCGCCGCGCTGATTGCCCCCGCAGGCCTGCGTGGATGCGGAAGAAGTGAACCATGGTACACAAACCCCACCCAAGCCCGCCCTCATCCGGCGGGCTTTTGGTTGCCCGAATTATGAGAGAAATCGCAAGAGCTATACAGGATGCTTGACATACACTTGAATAGTGCTATAATTCAAGTGTAAGCAGGAATGAATGAAGGGAAACGGCAATGATTGAGCAAGCAGGCGAGTACACAGCAGAGCAGATCGCAGCAGAGGGATTGGCGGAAGGGCTAAAGGCGTTTACGCTCCTAGAAAATCCAGAGGCGCGCTACGTTGGCGGATCGTGGCTGGGCGCTCAGAAGTGGGCAGTAGCTCAGGGCGGCACGGCAACGCTCGTAAATGCGCCAGAAGAGGACTAGATGCCACGCGGGGATCGCAAGAATTGGGGCGGCGGGCGGGCCGCTGCTGGCCGCAAGTCCGCCAGTATCCGCGTTACGCTTGGCCAAGCGCGGATGGCCGAATTGGCCCTGTTGGCAACGGCTGAACAGACGACGCCAGACGTGTTAGCGGCGCGCTGGCTCAGCGAGCGAATTGCCAGCGAGACGGCAACGTACGATAAGGAGCGGGGCGTGACGGAGTGGGAAGGGGAGCCGCTGTAATGCGCCTCTAGCCCGCCAAGATCGGCAGCCACACCACAAAGCGGCTCGGCACCTTCAGCCGGGCCGTTTCTGTTTGCCCGTCCAGCGACACCAGCACCAGCGTGCGACCCACTGGCGTCAAATTCTGATCCACACCACCCGCCATCAGTCGATACTCGGCTCGCCCGCAATCCACGAACTGGCGAGGCCGTAGCCCGCCAACCAAATAGAGGCAGCCGGGAGCCGCTTGCACAATCAAGGTATCGCCCTGCCACTCGGCACTCAGCACCGCAAACATCGGCACGGGCGGGATCGGCACACTCGCCAGAACCGCCGCACCGTCCACCACATCAACACTATCAAACAGCGCCACACTGAGCGTCGGGTGATCCAGTGCGCCACTGCTTCCCCCGCCCACGA